GATGAGATAGATAAACTGAAAAGAAAATTGCCGAAAACAAACTTTAGCTAATGTTAAAGAAAGTCAATAATAGGTGGGCACTCATGAGTAAGGGTAGTCCCAATAAGGTTTTGAAATGGTTTGGTAAGAACAAGCCAAGTTCCAATGCGGTGAACCACAGGGAGAAACAAGTAGATTACTTTAAACAAACTAAATTGAGGAAAATCAAGAAGGAGAAATTATGAACTCATTGATTCAGCTTTTGATTTATGTTATTATCTTTGGTATTATCGGCTATGGACTGTGGTGGGTGTGTGCTAAGTTCGCATTACCTCAACCAGTAATGTGGATAGTCGGTGCCATCCTCCTGATCTTCCTCCTTGTTTTCTTAGGCGGACAACTTGGTGTTGGCAATAATTTCCACTTTGGAAGTTTAAAATAGGTAGGTGATATTATGGCATTAGTAATTAGGTGTGCGGTTTGTGGGAACTTCGTTGAAGTAGCAAGTATATCCAATGATGCGGAGAGTGTCATCAGGGTATATCCATGCAAGTGCCAGTATGATGAGGGTGTTAAAGAGGGTACTTCCATTGAAGTTCGCAATGAAGGCAAGTCTCTTGGTATCGGGGGTTAATCATGGCTCAACGAATATGTTGTAGTTGTGGGAAAGAACTTACCATCACAGCCCAGTATGCAGATGCATCCAATACAGTAGTTGCTAAGTATTGTCCTATGTGTATTGTAGCAGCTTATAATATTGGTTATATAGATGGTGCTGCAACAGCTACACCTAAAACAGATGCTGATGTTATTATGACAGGGCGTATTGATCTTGGATGAGACCATAATTTGCTGTCCTGAATGTTGGAAAAAGGATGGGAAGTTTCCCCTATATGGGGAGATTCCTGTTGGCAACTCACAGATATGCTACTGTGAGAAGTGTCACAAGGTTTATTCGGTCAGGTTCGATTTTGAGAAGAAGGTCAGCTTAAAATATACAGGACAACTGGAGACTTGGTTCTATTAATGGAGACACTAGCACTAAGTTTAACAGACCAATATAATAAGGATAGGGCGATTCTATCGCAACCTATATCCTCTTTGGCGAAACTGGCAGGGTTGAAAGTTGAGGATGTGTACGATAGACTTATTCCAGAACTTGCCAAGAAAGACTTGGGGGAGGTTATTAAGTTTGCTGATGTTGGCTTGCGGTATGCCAGTATTGTTGATAGGAATAGGTTGCGAGAAGAATGTGGTGAGAAGTTTATCACCGCCATGCATATGATTATCGGTACTGTTAAGAGTGGTCTTGACAGCAAGGAGAATTGGATAAAGCGAAAGGCCATGGGGATGCATGGTGCTTTGATTGATGAGCAGGCAGAGAAGCAACGATTTGTCGAAGTTCTTATGACAGAGAGGAAGATTGAGATGTTGAGGGAGTCTCGTAAGAATCTTGACAAACTTGAAGAAGAAATAATTGATATAGAGCAAGTGTTTCCCAAACAGAAGGAAGTAACTTGCAGGGAGGTGGTGGTATGGAAGTAGTAAGTTATAGGCCAAGTGCGGGTGATTGTCCAAGTAATGGAATGTTTGGATTGCTGTGTATAGCAGACGGTACAAACGCTGCTACGATTACTGTTAGAAATTCAAAGGGTGTAACTCTCATGACTATTGTAACCAAGCAACCTTTGTCTTTGTTCGGCCCAATTAGGGGCGGTGATACTCAATATTCATTTACAGCATCAGGAACTGGTGGAAGTGTTCTATTCTTTGAGGCAATAATTTAGTGAACGATGAATTGGTCGAAGCTCGTGAGAAATATAAAGCAAATATTTATTATCTCGCTAAAGATTTGCTTGAGTTTAAAGACCTCACAGCGGAGTTTCATTATAAATTTGTCTGCAAAAGATTGAGTGAACCACGGAAGAAGGACATACGATTATGGCTTCTACCACGTGGTTTCTTCAAGACCACTATACTCACGCTTACACATGCAATATCTTTACAAATTAATACCCCTTCAATAAGAATCGCAGTAATCTCATCTGTTCTTGCCAATGCCAAGGATATGGTTACTGCGATTGGCCATCCTTACTTAGTTAATGAAAGATTCAGGATGTACTTTGAAAAATACTGTCCAAAGAAACCTCAATCTCCAGACACGATATGGACTCAGACAGAGATACATGTTCCCAATCGTGGTGGCAGACCAGTGTTGGAAGGAACGTTTGAAGCATTCGGTGCGGATAGCACACTTACTTCTAGACATTTCGATCATATTATTATTGATGACTTAGTGACAAGAGAGAACTCCACTACTCGTGATCAAATGGATAAGGTCAAACAATTCTACCGTGCCATATTCCCATTGAGAAATGACCCCCATACACCCATTGATATTATTGGAACACGGTGGGATGATTATGATTTATATGGGGATTTAGAAAAGGATGAGGATGTTGAGCTCATTAAGATAGCATCTTATACAACTGATGCTAGTGGTGAGAAGATACCCACCTGGCCAGAGAGATACCCCATTGATGAACTCATGAAGATTAAACAGGGTAAGAAGATGGGTTCATATTTATTCTCCTGTTTATATCAGCAAGACCCTGTACCACAAGAAAACGCAGTATTCAAAGCAAGTTATTTCAAATACTTCAAATACAATCCTGCCAAGAATACAATTGTTCGTGACGATGATGTTGAAATTCCAGTAGGCAATACCTATATGGCTGTTGACGGTGCTACTGAGGAAGGGAAGAATGACTACTCTACCATAGTTATTGGTTGCCAGGATTATAAAGAGAATGTATATATTCTTGATGTGTGGTTTAAACAAATAGACCCTGCAGCATTTCTTGATGTTATGAAGGAATACTATACCAGATGGAAATGTTTAAGGTATGCTGCACAGAAGGCAATGGTTGAGAAGATGTTGAAATCATTTCTCAAGAAGAAGCAACGTGATGAGAAGTTCTATATGTCTCTTGAGGAATTGGGAAAGAATACTGGGCTAAATAAAGAATACACCATTAAACAAATGCAGCCGTGGTATGAGGGTGGTTACGTTTGGCATAACCAAAAGTTACTTGGAACTGAACTTGAAGAACAACTTACAAGGTTTCCCAAAGCAAGTCATGACGACATAATTGATGCTGAGCAGATGTTGTTCGAAATTATCAAACCATCTAGTAAGGTTGTCAGCATTCAGGATTATGACAGGAACTCAGTTCATTTGTGGAAGCGAAGATTGAAACGTGCACTCGGCCCCAATATGAGTGAATCAACTGGTGGTGTTGTTGACGCAAGGACTTACTAATGGTTAAGGAAACTCAAAAAGAAAAAGACTTGCAAGAGATTAAAGTTTGGCGTGACCGTATTGAACGTGGTAAGAAACTACGCAAGCGGAAAATCAAGGAAGCCAAAAAGTATATCAAGTATTACAAGTCTGATCAATGGAGTGATTCAACTGGTTACAAAGAGAAACCAGTTACTAATCTTATATTTGCAAGCATCAAGTCACAACTACCATTCTTGTACTTCCAGAATCCTAAGTGGTATGTAACACCAAAGACTGGACATAAGCAAGATAAGAAGAAGATCATTGAAAATGCCAAGACAGCTAGTTTGTTTCTTAACTATTATGCTAATGAGAATCTTAGAATAACATTGAAGAAACAAGCCAGGCTTGTTATTCTTGATGCCATATTTATTTTTGGTGCTATGAAGGTTGGGTACGTTCCCAATATGGTTATTAATGAGAACTATGGCAAACCTAAAGTATTGGGATATGAAGATCAAGAACCAATATATGATATTGATGATAAAGGTAATGTCATAGTTGATGAAGATGAAGATATTATGTTGAATGAGAAGTTTGTTGCTCGCAGGGTTTCACCTGCTTCATTCATATTTGATACTGAATGTCAAAACTATTTTGAAGATGGTCGCTATATCATTGAAGAAATCTCTCTCCCCTTGGAGGATGTGAAGAACGATAAGAAATACAAGAATACAAAGAATTTGAAACCCTCTTATATGGCCAAGAGGGGGTTGGATTTATCTGAAAATGAAATGGCTAAGTCTGACTATCGTGAACTGCAGGAGGACTTGAAACGAGTTACCCTGTATGAAATTTGGGATATTGAGCATGACAAGTTGAAGGTCATTGCCGAAGGACATGACGATTGGTTACGCAACGTTGAGACCCCCGAAGGTGTGGAAAGCGACCCATATGTTTTCCTGCAGTTCAATGATATTCCAGATGAAGTGTATCCCTTGTCAGATATAAGGGTACAAATTTCTCCACAGGATGAATACAACAAAGCAACTGCTATGGTACTTACGCATGCCAAAAGATTCAATCGTAAGTATGGTTATGTTGAAGGAATGATTGATGAAGACCAGATGAGAATTGTTGAATCTGGTGAAGATGGTTCTTTTTTCAAAGTTAAAGATATGCCGTTGTCAAAAGTTATTGAACCGCTAACCGATTCGCAGATTAACCAAGCTGTGTTGATGGGGTTGGAAGGTTCGAGACAAAACTTTGACAAAGTTTCTGTTACTAATGAAGCAGACCGTGGAGTTATTGAAAGAAGAAAAACAGCGTTTGAAGCTAACAAAGTGTACGGTTCTTCTGACTTGAGAAAGGAAGATAGGCGTTCATTGGTTGAAGATTTCATGGCTCAGGTCGGTGATAAGTT